GGTGGGACTGCCCATACCTTTGTTGATGGAACATACGTGAAGTTAGGCTTTGTTGTTGATGGTGTGAGTTCAATCACACCTTACGTGAATGGTGTCGCTGGTGACAAAATCACGACCAACATTGCTGTAACGAAACCTATGACACCATCGGTTGTTGTGCAGTCCGCAGGGACTACGCAAACAGTCGGTTCAGTGGATTGGCTTGCTTGTTATCAGGTAGAGCAGATCGACAATTAGTCGTCTTCTGTTTTTCGTCGCTGGGGGAGAAGGCTCCTTCCTTCCTTCTCCCCCAGTTTTTTAGGAGGGGAATATGGAAAACTTTAGAGAAGAAATAGAAGAAGCGACTGGTGGGCTTACGGAAGCACAAAAGCTTGCTATTGATAAGGCGCACAATCTCTACCACAAAAAACAAAATGGCCCGCTTCCTTTTGCAGTTCAAATTGCAATAGTTTGCGGCGTTAAGCAAACAGCACCCAAAACAACAACCAGAAAAAAGGCTAGTTCATGAGCTTTGTACGCAATGAAGCTGTAACTGGATTTACTTTTGGCTTAGTCAATAAGACTACCGGAGCAGCCCTAACAGGGGCTGCTTCAGGCATAGGTAAATTCATTACAAAAGACGGTGGAACACAGGCTTCCATTGCAGGTTCCATTGCAGAAGAAGGGAACGGTCAATACTCAGTTAATTTAACTGCGGCAGAAATGACCGCAGCTGTAGTAGGGTTGTTGTTTACCCACACATCAGCTGTTCCGGTCCAGTTTACGATAAAGACAATTGGTTCTCCGGCTGATACCAGCACAGAGTCATCGTTGTCTCTTGGATTGACTGACCTGAGAAAGGAAGTCGGCTGGTATTGGCTCGGAGAACGTACTTCGGGAAATTGGTCTGCAGATGAATTAACTCAAATAGATGACATTATTAATTCTGGCCTACGTCAATTTTACCATCCTTCTCCAGGAGGGTTAGCTCCAAAAGGATATAAATGGTCTTTTATGGAGCCTACTACTACTCTTTCTACCGTGGCTGGAACAAAGGACTATACTTTGTCGGCTAATTTTGGTGGGATGATTGGTGTAGCGACTTATGCTACTAGCGATGATCGCTGGAGCCCAATTGAAACGACTGGTGAAGCTCGCATAAGATTGCTTCGTCAACGAGACAGCGGATCAGAGCAATCTGATCCACGCTTTATGGCTATTCGGCCAATAAGTAGTGATGGATCTAATGGCCAGCGATTCCAATTAATGTTGTGGCCTACTCCCGATGCAGCGTATACGGTTTCTTATCGGTACCATGCTCTCCCAGCAAAACTTACGGCAAGTTATCCGTACCCATTGGGAGGTGAGGCTCATGCGGAAACAATACTTGCTAGTTGTTTGGCAGTTGCTGAAGCTCGTCAGGAAAACAATGCTGGTATTCATGCAGCTAACTTCATGCAAAGATTGCAGGCATCAATCGCTTACGACAAACAAATCAACACTCCAGATGTCGCTGGCTATAACCGAGACGCTAGTGATACTGTGATGATGACAGAACAAGACAATCGTTATGTAAATGGTGACGTTGTAAAGTACAATGGAAGTGCCTTTTACGATACAAACCCATAGGTGATACATGTCAACTATTAGTCCACAAAACATGTTGCTTTCGTCTGTCACTATTAGTGATGACAAAGACAATTCAACGTCTATTGTTTTTTCAGGATTTCGCAAAGGAATTATAAATGTTCCTTCCGGTTCTTCAATTACTGCAATTACTTATTGGGTAGCTAATTCAGAAGATGGAACTTACCAGCAGCTTTATAGCGGCGGAAGTGCGGTTTCGACCACAGTAGCTCATAGCAAATCTTATGCACTTGACAGTGCTATAGAAGGTGCTGCATTCTTAAAACTACAAGCAAACGCAGCTGGCACAGCTGCACTACACATTATTTCGTAAAGGGATATCCATGTCAGGCCATAATATTCTTCAACAACTTTCAAGAGAACCAGAGCTTCTTATCGAAGATCCGGGCGCAAATGGGGTTATTCCTGTTGATCGCACCTTTGGTATTTGCAACGTGGTTTCTACCAGCGCAAGTGGTGGCGGTGCTCGTGTACTAGCTAACCCAGAGCGTGAAGGCATTGTCATTACAGTGAACTTCCAGACTAAGGGCACAAATAATTTAGTGATCACTGGTTCAACAAGTGATACTACTGGTTCAGCAACAAAGATTGGTTCTATTGACGGGACGCAAACCGTTCAAATGACCTGTGCTCACGCTGGCGACACTGTTAGTTTTATTAGCACTAAATTAGGTGCTGATCTAATTTGGAATGTCTTTGCTAATAATGGTGGCGCTTTAAGCTAATGGCAAGATTAAGGACAAGGTTTGATATGCCTTGGCCTAATCTTGGTTTAGTGGAGTCTACAGGTTTTGAAACACAACCACGTAACAGCACCGCCGAGTGTCAGAATGTTCGTGCTTGGGAACCTTCTACTGGTCGCTCTCGTGGTGGCCAGCGTGCTGGGTTGTCAAAGTATGTAGACGCACGAACAGCTGATGGCAAAGTACAAGATATTGGTCAAGTTGTAGCTAGAGCTACCCCAGCCAACCAAAATGAGGTTGGTGCGAGGACGGTGTATACCTACGCAATTACTAATGGTACTGTAGCAAGGGTAACGTCGTCTACGTTTACTACAGCCACTAATGGATCTGGAGCTTTGTCTTCTACTGTTCCAGCAATATTCTCGGCACAACTTTTTGGTGTTGTGTACTTTGCCGATGGCGCTTCTACGAAGCAGTGGACTGCATCAACTAACACTGTAGCTACATGGTCAGCTTCGGCTGGCTCTCTTCCAATTGATAGCAGCAATGAACCTCGCCTTATTGAAACTTGGCGGGGGCGTATTGTTTGTAGTGGGATTAGCACCGATCCGCACAACTGGTACATGTCTAAAGTAGGTGATGCAAGAGATTGGAACTATGCTCCAGCTACTCCTACGGCCATACAGGCCGTAGCTGGTAACAATGCGGACGCAGGTAAAAGCCCTGACATTATTAATGCTATGTGCCCGTATAGCGATGACATTTTGCTGTTCTTTGGTGATCATACAATCTACCAAATGACTGGTGACCCAGCTGAAGGTGGTAGGCTTGACTTAGTGTCGGACACAATAGGTGCTCCGTTTGGAAGGCCTTATTGCAAGTCTCCTGAAGGGATTGTTTATTTCTTTGGTTCACGGGGTGGTGTGTATCAAATGCAGCCTGGTTCTCCTCCGCAAAACATTAGCGAAAAACAAATACCTGAACGCTTAAATGCTTTTAACGCAGATACGACACAAGTACGTATGGCTTGGAGTGACATCGAACGTGGTTTTTACGTTTTCTTAACTCCGCTGGCTGGTGGGGCGACAACAAACTTTTACTATGATGTTAGAAATCAGTCTTGGTGGCCTGACAAGTTTGCAACGGCGGCACACAATCCTGTGTCTGTGCACACGTTTGATGGCGATGCTGCTGCCGACCGAACTGTTTTGCTGGGCGGTCAGGATGGGTATGTAAGAAAATTTGATTACACCACACCGGCTACAGCCGATGATGGCGTTGCTATAGATAGCTTTGTCTATCTTGGGCCAATTCAACTAGCTAATCGCCCTAAGATTATGCTTACTGACATGAAGGCGGCAATAGCGACTGGAAGCAGTGACGTAGACTTTACCGTTTATGCAGCGGAAACAGCTCAGCTTGCTGAGGCATCGGCATCAGCTCAGACAGTATTTACTGGTAGTTGGTCTGCTGGCAGGAATAAGTCTGAAAGAAGGCGCGCTGTGGGACATGACATATACATTAAAATAAGAAATGACGACAACAACGAAGCTTGGGCATATGAATTTTTGGGGATTGAGCTAAATAGCTTTGATGGCCCAAGAGGGAGACAGTGGTAATGAGTGGACTAGTTGGTGGACTCAACAGAGGTCCAAAGTTTCCTCCGAGAGCTAGGCGTGCTAATGCTCGCCTAGCGTTAACTGATCCTGCACAAATTACACTTAATGGAGCTGTAGCTATTCCAGTAGTTACTAGCGATGAAACTGATTCAACGGACTTAAGCACTAGTCCTGCTGATGGAGAGATTGTATTGCTGTTTGGTGCGGGATCAACAGCAAAGCTATGCATTGCTTACAACGGCAACTGGTACGAAGAAACCCTTACGCAGATGAGTTAATGATATGAGTCGAATGTATATGGGACCAAAGATTAACCCGAGAGGTTATCCCGGCCAAGTTTCCGGTAAACATCAAGCACCTGCTGGAAACTCGGGAGGTTATGCACCTGCACCAGGCATGGGTGGAGGTATGCCTGCTGCACCTATGCCTGCTTCCCCTACAGGTGGAATGCCAATACCTCCTGCTGGTGGTTTTGGAGGTGGTGGTGAAAGTGTCGATACCGGAGGGTTGCCTTCAGGCCCCGATGGCGGTGGTGGCGGTTTCAATCCGACTACTTATAGCCCGACGTTTGGTGGTGACACCTTTAACACCACAACCCACAATGTCAATAGAAGCACTTACCGAGGCGGTGATCGGGATTACAGTCGCACATACAATCAGCAAAAGACAAACATCGACAATTCGCAGACAACAATGGCTGCAAGGGGCGGTCAAGGAAGAAAGAAGATTGAAAGGATGAGACCCTTTCAGCAAAAAGACTATGGCATGGGCGAGCAAATGATAGGCAACCCTGGACTTGCTGTACAACAACTTAAAATGATGAACTCCTTAATGGGATTAGGTTAATGGGCGCAGATCAAAAAAACCCCAGTCGGGGCAAGAAAACTGTCGGTGAGCAAGTTAATTACAGACAAAGCTTAATTGAACGAGTTATTTCCGAGTTTGAAACTGCGCGTCTAAAAGGTAATCAAGCCAATGAGGATCGGTATGCGCAAATAATCCGTGGATACGATCAATTAGTTAATGAGCAAAAAACTCGTTTAGATGCTCTTGATAGCAGGTATGGTAATTTAGAAACAGCAATGGCGGGTCTTTCTGGCGATGTTTCTTCTGCCATGAAAGACATTGCGGATGGCACTAGAACAGATGTACTGCAGAAAGGAGCTAAACGTGTTCAAGATACAACTGGTAGGTTTGATGATCGACAAAGTCGTTTGGGAAAGCTTGCAGATGCCGCAGGAGAAAAGGCTAAAGGACTTGGCGAAAAAGTCGCCGGAAAAGTTGGAGAGCTTGGATCGGAAGCTAGAAAAGGCTTATTGGCTCGTGGTAGTAAAGATGTAGAAAAGCTTATTGGGCGGTATAAAAAAGAAGCTGCTGAGCAAAGAAAGACAATTGAGTCTGGGAGAGGGAAGGTAAAAGCTGGTTATGAAAGTTTAGCCAGTAAAGACGAAGCATCAAGAAAGAAAGATGCCGAATCTGTTCTGGGTAATTATTCTAAACAGCAGGGCAAGGCAGGCCAGTTATTTGGAGAAGCCGAGCGTAAAGCAGGCGAAGCTTTTGGAGAGGCTGAACGTAAGTCGGGTGCAGCGTTTGATAAGGCTTCTGGAGATGCTAGTTCTGCTTTTCAGAGAGCCCGAGGTGAAGTTAGGGAAGGTGCTGCTGGTGACATTTCTGCTGCTGGTGAAAGATTTCAAAAAGGTAAGGCTGGCGTAAAGGGCGATTTTTCTGCGGCTCGTGGCGCAGCCTCTGACATCGCAAGCTCTGCGGAAGCAAGAGCTGGGCAGCTAGGCCAACAAACTCTTCAGGATTTAACTTCTCGGGCAGAAGGCCGTTTGGGCAAGTTAGGTGAAGGTTACGAAGGATTAGGTAGGGATGCTGGTGAAAGAGCCAGAACTGCTGGTGAAAAAGTACGTGAAGGCTTTCAAGGTATACGTGACACTGCCGGTAGTCGTTTTGATCAAGCTGCTGGTGAAAGAGCTTCTGATTTTGGTGCTGCCAGAGAAACGGCAGCAGGAGCTGCCGGAGGAGTTCAGGACGAACGAGCACAGAGATACGGGCAACGTGCTGAAACTGGATTAGGCATGTACGATCAGATGGGTCAGGCTTCCACGGATCGTATTAACCGTCAATTTGATGAGCAGATTGAAAAAACTGTTGGTCAAATGCAACAAAGCCTCGTGTCTCGTGGTTTAGACAGCACTACAATACGTGGTCAAATAGACCGTGCAAGATCCGATATAGAACGCAATCGTCAAGAAGCTCTTGGTCAGGTTGATTCGCAAGTTCGCCAGCAGAAAGCTGGAGCATTTGAGCGTCTTACCGGCCAAGGAATGAGTGCTCAAGATGCAGCTCAGCAGGTAGGTCTACAGTCAGAAGCTTCTCTAGCTGGAGCTGAAGCTGGTGCTGGCGAGCAGGCCCGCATGAATCGCATAGGCACTGAGACGCAGCTTGATCAACAAGCACTCGCAGGAGCTGAGCGAGCTGATGTTCGTGGTGAACAAGCTCAAATGCAATCTGGTCTTGAAGGGTTAAGGCAACAGGCTGCAGGGCAACAAGGCATCTCTGCTGCAGAGCAGGCTGTAGGGAGACAGTCTCTTGCTGGTCAGTTAGGTGCACTTCAACAGGGAACCCAAGCTCAAATGGGATTTCTTGGTCAGGAGGCAGGTGCGGCTGCCAATTTAACTGGGGCTGAATTAGCTGCTCAGCAGCAATTGGCGGCTCAGGCTGCTGGAGCACGAGCCGGTTTGGTAGGTCAGGAGGCAGCTGGTCAGCAGAGCATTGCTGGTCAACGTGCAGCTGGTCAGCAAAGTATCGCTGGACAGCGTGCCGCTGGACTACAGGGAATGGCTACCCAGGGAGCTCAGGCTCAGATGCAGGCTGGAATGGCAGGAGCTGGCGCAGCTCAACAAATGGCGGCTCAAAACGCCGCTGCCAGAACAGCTTTGGGTCAAGCCGTTGCAGGCGCTGGTGACCGAGGTCAGACAGCGCTTGAGGGTCAGGGGGCTCAGTTTGGTCTTGCAGGATTGGCAGCCGCAGCGGGTCGTGAGCAGCAACTTGGTGGTGCAGATGCTGGATTGACATCATCTATTCAAGGTCAACAGGCAGGTGCTCTTGGTCAAGGTGCTGGTATACAAGGTGGTTTGATCGGCCAACAGTTTGGTTCACAAGCGGGCATGGAAGGTCAGGCTGCAGCAGCAGGTGCAGCCGCAGATCGCCAGTTGACAGGACTGGAAGGTCAAATTGCAGGCCAAGGATTAGCTTCAAGATTAGGTCAGGAATCGACTAATTTTGGAACACAAGCTCAGATTGGGTTAGGTCGTCTTGCAACAAACGAACGCAACGACGTTCGTGGCGATGAAACAAGACGAGGCCAGTTAGGGTTTATGGCAGACAGGAAAGACATTCCCCCAAGCCTAAAGGATATGGCTGATTTAATCATGGCTGCCGGTGCTTCTGGAGAAGGTGTTGGTGGAGTAGGTATTGGTGGAGCACAGCCTGCCGGACAAACAGGGCCGACATTTGCTCAACAGCAAATGGCTCAGCAGCAGGCATTTATGCGTCAGCAAATGATGGCACAGCAAGCTAGGGCTAAAGAAGTTCAGGATCAAAATCGCGCTGATGCAAAAGCTCGTCGCCAACAAATGTTTGACATGGAAGGCGAAAGAAATAAATGGAGAAATGCCGACAAAGACTTCCAGAAGAAATTTTTAGAAGATATTAGGGCCACTGATGATATTAGATTTAGAGACCAAATGTACGCTGCTGACACAGTTCGACAAGAGCAGCGTGAAATTCTTGAGCAGAAAGCTACAGAGCTGCAAGAAGCTCTTGAAAGCGGAAACGCAGAAGCACTTGCTGCTGCTCAAGAAGGCTATACGGCTGCTCAATCAGCCTATGAATCTACTAACAGTACGTTGGGTGCAGCCTTAGAGAATGCTACAGTGCAACAGGCTCAAGGTGGCGAAGTCAATGTTGATGTTACTGTAAATGGTAGCGAGGTTTCACTTCAAGACAAAGATTCTGGTGTTGATGTTATTGACGGAACAGGCCCAGGCTCAATGGGTCCACCGGGTGGTTACCCTGGCGGCGGTGGGCCATTCTACAACCCGAACCAAGGCCCCGGAGGAATGGGTGGTGGTCTAGAAGGCGGTGGTAGTGCTGGAGGTGGTAGTGCTGGCGGTGGTAGTGCTGGCGGTGGTGCAGGAGCAGGGACTGGAACAGCAGGTGGTGGGAATCCAACTCAACCACCAAAGGGTGGCGGTAAAGGCGGTAAAGGTGGTAAAGGCGGTAAAGGCGGTAAAGGCGGTAAAAACAATCCCCCTGGTTATGATCCTCCCCCATTAGAACCCAACATAGACCCTACTACAGGCGGCCCAATTGGTGGCGGTGGTGGCGGTGGTGGCATACCTGCAGGTCCGGGCGGTGGCGGTGATACCGGAGTGTTTACACCGGACGGATTAGGAAGGATGGACGATTCCCAATACGCCCAGTTTATGCAGCAACAGCTTGACCCCGGCGGTGAACAGGCGGCTCTTGCGGCTGAGATGGGTGATGGCATGGGTGGCGGTCTTCAGGGGTTAGCTGCACAAGCTCAAGGTCAGCCGCAATCTCAAGGAGTAATCCCTCCCCCGAACGCAGATGTAAGTTTTAAACAACCTCAAGGTGGCAACGTAGGTGGTGGTGTCAACGGACTCCCCCCAGGTGTTCAAGCGTTTGCTGCTCAAGGTGGAAATCAAGCGGCGGGAGGTCAGGATGCTGGTGGGCAGCCTGCTGGTGGGCAACCTGCTCAGGGTAATCAGCTTGATGCTCCACGTACTGACGCAGACCCAGCCCAGTACGCATCAATGATGAATAAGATGATGCCTATTAATGCACCTTGGAACGCAGATGTTCAAGCGGGCATGGGAATGGCAGGCGACATTTGGAATGAGCAACTCCAGAAGCAGGATGAGATTGTAGAAAATGCTAACAAGCGAATGGGCATGATGCCACCATCGGCGGGTTCACAGCCTCAAGGTGGCGGTCAGCAAGGCGGTGGAGGCTTCAAAAGGCAAGATAATCAGGGTCAGCAATTCCTTGACAACATGAAACGCACCTTTGACATGATGACGCCTGAACAGCGAATGCAGAACGCTGGTCAATTTAAGGCTGACATGGACAAATGGCAGTCCAACTTTGGTGAGGGCGGTAACACCCGAGATCAGGTAGCATTATTCGACCAGATCAAAGAGGGAACCGGAAGCCAAAGACTGCGTGGATTCCCTAGCCAGAACAATCCAATGCAGCTATCTGACCGAGAACTTCGAATGCAGTCGTCATCTCAAATGGGTCAACCTCAAGCATCACGTATGCAGCAAGGCCCTGAAGCAACCCCTGAAAACCCCATGTTCGGGCAGGAGGGTTATGGCGATATGATTCGTCAGCGGCAACAGCAGCAAAGCAGTCCGAGTTCATTGCAGGGTTTGAGTGCTCAAGCTCAGGGTCAGCCAAATAGGAATGAGCCTCAGACCGACGCTTACGCACAACATCCCCCAGAATTGCGAGAAAGGTTGGATCGCTATAAAGCACGGGGGGAAGGCTACGAAAAAGCTAACGCTGAAGCGCGATTTAGGATAGGCCAGAGTAATCGGGAGACACAACCACAGACCTCGCAGTTCCAGCGTGATCAGCAAGGTCAAGATAAATTCCTTCGTGATAAACATGGTGCTGTTGGTAACCAACGACTTAATGACTTGCGGAGCAAGTATCAGCAATCATTGCAACCTACCGCAGCTGATAAACAATTCATTATGGGGCAAGGCAATCGCCGCAATCCAGGCAGTATGGACACGTCGCTTTTACAAAGGCCGCAGCAAACTCGGCAGACTTCGGGGTCAACAACTATAAATGTTCGCCAACCCAACCAAGGGATGCAGCAAAAGCAGTTCACTGCCAGACAAAACAGAGCTTTGGGTAACACGATGCAAACTTCGTCATCAAACGCCAGTGCAATGCGTAATGCTGCTTCACGTTACAAAAAACAGGGGGGAGGGCTAAGCTCTTTGGCCCGACAGGCCAAAGGCTCTGGCATGAAACGTAAACCGATGCTTACATACGGATAAGACTAAATGGGAATTGTAGTAGAACATGGCCCTAGCATGACCTCTGTAGGCCGTCTGGCTTACAAGACAGGGCAAAACGAGTACATTAATCGTCGTCGTAGAGAGCTAGAAGCTCAGCAGGAAAAGCGTGCTGAGCGACAGCAGCGTGCCGCTATGCACATTGACGATATTAATGCCGGTTTCCAAAAGATGCAGTTTGACCATCAGGCTGGTATGCAGCGTCAGATGATGGCAAATCAATTTGACGTTGATCGTGACCAAAAGATGCACGACTGGCAAGTTGATCAAAATGCAATTGATCATGATAGACGAGTTGACCTAATGGATATGGGTCACAAGAACAATCTTGACGAACTAAAAAACCGATTTGAGCTTGAAGATAAACAAACTGCTGACAATATCAGAAGAGATCAAGCAGCTCAGGCACGCAACAATCTTTACGGAACCCTTACTCCCCAAGGCAAAGACGCGCATGATCAGATTAGTGGTCAAATTGCAGAGCTAGACACTGCTATGCAGAACGGGGAGATAAACCAAGAGCAGTACGACGAAGCCGTTGCTCCACTTAAAGATAAGCAAGAAGGAATACTCAATTCTCCATTAGATAGTGAAAACAAAAGAGGTGCTCGTTATCAGGATGGTTACGTAGGAAAAGAGAATGGTTACATTATTGAGCGAATCAACGGTCAAGATGTTTACCGCTGGGACGCTGAGGGCGAAGACGGTGTAAAGTATAAGAACGTAGCGGAGTGGCAAGAAGCTCACACCAAAACAGAAGAAGACGGAGATAATATATTTAAGATAATTCCTGATCCAAGTGGTGGCCCGCCACAGAGAATTCAAATTCAGAGTGCTAAAGATGTAGCCGACGCTAAACATGACGCTGAACAACTGCGCATACAAACTGAAAAAGAGACACGGGAAAATGAAAAGCAAGCCTCTGATGACGCTAGGGAGCTGTACGAGAAATACACTAACAAAGGGGATATCGTCTCAGGAGGCTACAACAGTTCAATTCCCAAATGGGCTCTCGGGCCAGATGGGGAAGTGGATTACGATGCGATATTAGCCCATGAGCGTAATCGTTACGGCCTTGAAGTTGCGCCGGGCTCTGCAATGGGGTCGCCTTCAGCAGCAAATGTTCTAGACGGAGTAGAGCAGGACGGCGTTGTTCCTTTTGATCAAAGATCGGAAGTTGAACAAGAAAATATTATGATGACAGCGGATCAAGAGGCTGCTAGAGATCCGAATATGTTACTAGGTACTCATCCACAAGGCCCTAACATTCCTGGTGTCGGTTCTGAAGGCAGGCCTTTTGAAAATCAAGAAGATGCAGAACATGGCGATTACACAAGGCGTCCAGACGGTGCAATTGATCGTCTTGACGTACCTGTACAACCTCCTAGTGGGCCAATTCCGTTGTCCAAGGGTCGGCTAGACTTAAACCACAAGAATCTTTCGGTCGCTAAAGACATTGCCAAACAAATGGGTAATATGTTAGATCCTGAAATGATTCAAGGTATGTCTAAGGAAAGAATGGCAAAAGTTATAAAAGCTTACAACAACTCGCTTAAAGAGCTTGAATCTTTGGGAAGTACCGCCGGGGAGGATGAACTTATTGCTATGCAGGGCCAAGTACTTGAAGGAGCACGGCACATTGGAGTTCCAAAAAATTCAACTCCTGAGATTAGCAAATCCGGTCAGGCGATGTGGAGGTCACCAGACGGAAGACTCTTTACGGTTGATGGCAAAATAATTAAAGGTGCGGACGGCGAACCCATTTCTGTACCGCCGGAACCACTAGGGGCCACGGAATTGATGGTTGATGACGTAATACGGGGCGCTCCGATGAAGCCAGTGGATACGCTTACACCGGAAGAGCTCAAAGCTGCTCAAGAGCTAGAGGAGAAGATCTTTAAGATGGGGCCGAACCCTTTCGAATAAGATTCGTCCAGAATAAAAACAACACTTAAACAACAACTTTTAGTTGATAGCTTCCTAAAGGTCTCAAAATGCCAGATGAAATTAAGTATTTCAGTGCGTCGGATTTATACGACAATCTCTATAAGCAACAGTCTGTAGAAGAAGAAGAAAAGAAATCTATTGCTGAGAGGAAGCCGGTGCTCCCACCGGCTCCGTCTGGCGGCAAATGGTCCGGCGTTCCTGAAAAGCAGGCAGCTGCAGCTGAGCAGCAACGCATTAAAGAAGAGCACGAGGCTCGCATATACAAGCCTCGGTTCACAGGCACTGATATTCGTGCCGTAGGTGGTCGTGACTTTGAGCGAGAATCCGCTAAGAAGCTCGCAATGGAATCTAAGATTTCTGTCGCCCCTTTGCAGTTTAATGAAGATGGGTCAATAGACGTAGGCCGAAACATAGATCGTGGAGGTGCAGGTTCTTATCTACATGACACATTTATAGGTAGCTGGACTGAAGGTAAGATCGATCCTGACCGCTATGCAGGATATCACATTACTAAAAGCAGTGATGACAATACCGCTGTTGATGATTATTGGCTTGAACAGGCGGCTGTTGCTGCTGAGAGAAAAGCCAGGGCAGACTATCCAGATCAACCGTTTGACCATGAAAGGTTTAAGAAGCAGCTGAAGGCATTTACCTTAGCTAAAGCGGCTAGTAATATTGCTCAGATGTATGACCCCGGCAACGATGCCAAAGAAACCGTTTTTCAGATGGTGAATGGTATGCCTGATGATGAGAAGGGAGACTTCTTTGAGGCAATGCTAAATGTATCCAATGAAAATCAAGTGCAAGCTGGATTATTTGGTCGTTCTTGGAATGCGTTTTACGAAAAGGGCTTTGTGGAAACAGGAGAGTCGATTGGTGACGCTGCTACGCAGTTGGGTCAATGGGTTGGACTAATAAACGAAGATACCGAGCAAGATAAACTAGATCAGGCAGAGATAGATTTTGCTGAGTACTTAATAGAGAGACAAAGAAAGACCACAGCTCCAACTGGGAGTGAGTGGTTGGGCGGGTTTGAAGGAGCTGTTACTGGTGCCTTAGAAATAGCTCCCGGCATGATAAGTGGTCTGGGAACTGGTGCTCTTGCAAAGAAGGGTGCCGAAACAGCACTTAAGGTCGGTGCAAAAGGGGCAGGTCGGGCAGCAGCTGTCGGGTCAACTACGTTCTGGTGGGCACAGTCTAAAGATGCAATCTATGACCAGATGGTAGAGAATGGTGCCAGCACTGACAGCGCTAATGCAGTGTCTTCTATAGCAGCCATTCCAGTTGCAGCGATTGAACGATTTCAGGTTAAAAGCATGAAATCTTCTTGGTTTAAGAATCTGAAGCCAAATCAACAAGGGCGTTTGAAACAAGCTTTCGATGTAGTTAAACAAAGAAACACATCAATGTCTCAGAAGTTCATTCAGGGAGGCAAGAATCTTTGGCAGGGGACAAAGTCTAGCACTATTAATGCTGCCAAGGAAACAGCTCAGGAAGTGGCTCAGGAATCATTAACAATGATCGGTGAGCATATAGGTAATGAGATCAACGATCTTGATGTGCCTATTGATGTCAAAGGAAGGATAATGGAGACATGGAAAGCTACTGGGGCATCAATGCTTGTGCTAGGTGCTACTGGTAGATCTATCAAGTCGATGAGTGGAAGAGGGAAGAAGAATAGAACTTTAAAAGAAATAGCTAATAGAGCTAACGTCAGGGAGACTCGTGGTGAGGAAATAGCCGATAAAGTAACCGGGAAAATTGCATCTGGCTATCAGAGCGATAACGAAGAAGACCGTATGGTATCTGATCAGATGGTGGATCAGATTGCTGAATGGGTCGGTGATCCAAGTAAAGAAAATACCAAAAAGCTAAACAGCTTAAAAATCCCCTACGACGGAGAAAATGTAGGTCTCGGTGATTTTCTGAGTATATACGGCAAATCAACCGGAAAAAAGAAGGCCATTGAAATACTGCGAAATTCCGTTGGGGAAAAGATAGGCGACAAAATTGTTGCCGGAGAAGTGCTTCAGGAAAAGATAGATGCGATAGAAAAAGATGTTGAGGCAGCTGACAGTCAAGCACAAAAAGTAGTCGAAGCTATGATGCCTTACATAGCTCAGGATAACAAACTAAAAAAAGATGCTATTGAGCTTGTAGGAGCTGCGAAGACCTCACGCAATGCGTTTAGAGAGTTTATTCTTTCTGATCAATCTGTATTCAACCCTGATGGTTCTATAAACTCCGATGTTCCACGAGGTCGCATGATCCTTTCAATTATGGAGACTATGGAGGAGTCTGAAAGAGACTCGCAACAAGATGCAGATGTTCTATCTCAGATGGACGACGGAGGTAAGTTTATTTCACCTTCTATTCTTATACAGATGGAAAAAGATAATTTTGAAAAGTGGGCTGTAGAGCAGGGAGCTTCTCAGCAAGAGCTGTCGGTGCACAGTAGAGAGAAGCTAATAGACAAGTACAGTGAGTGGGCTAATACCAGAGACCGACTAAGATTTTTATTGCCTACAAACCTAGAAAAAGCTGGCCTGAAGACAAACTTACAAAGGGAAGCATTTTCCAGTCAGCTTCACGACGCTCTAGTAGAAACCGTTGAGAATGTCGATGCAGAAAGAAATCAAGAAGTAAATAATACTATTGAAGATCTTTTGCAGCGAAAGAGAAAGGACAATTTAAGAAGCGTAATACAGCGGCAAGCCGATGAGCTTGCCGTCGATGAAGAGCTTGAGTTTGAAGAGGGTACAGAAGAAGCTGAGCTCTTAGAAGAGATGCGAGAAGAGAGGGTTGAGCAGGGAGAGCTAATAGCGCCTGAGTCTATTCAGGGCGTTAAAGATGTCGCTATTAAGGAATTAGAGTCTGGAGGTGTTTCTGAAGATGTAGCGGCACAGATAGCACAAGACCTGGATGCTATAGATTCAAGAGATCCTATTAAACGTGATAATGCCCAGAAGCGTGTCATGGGTTTTCTAAACAACCAGAGTCTTGGTCGCCAGTCTAAGATCGCAAAGAAAGACTTTGTTCAAGATGAATCGCAATTGAAACAAGCCAAGCAAATGGGCGACCAGTTCCGTGAACTTGTTGATGCTGGCTATCTAGAAAACTTAAATGAGTGGACTGATTTTGATGTTGAGGCCATGTGGGAAGGGTCTGACCTGAACACCGATGCTGTGTTTGGCACTGCTGTAGAGGTTATGCTTAGGCAGAACCGGGGGGAGCAACTTACTGACAACCAGATCAACGAGATAATCTTTGAGCAGCACACTGGCAATAAAATACAGTACCGAGATGCTTCCAAGAAGAAGGCTAAGAAAAAGAAGGGTGACAAGCAGCAAGAACTAATTAGCAAGGAGGCTGCTCAGGAAGCAGCGGAACCTCAGATTGTAAGTGCTGTCGATGAAATCAATCAGTTTGCTGTGGATGTAAGTAAGATCGATCCTTTGATCTCGGACCAAGACGCCGAAGAGGCGTTTAATGAAATAGCGGACGACATGATCCAAACTGCTAATGAAAGCGGAATGGGCCGTGAAAAATTCCAGGCTGCATTAAAGGATACGAATCTTAGTAATGACGAAATAAATCTTGCAATGGCTAGATACGATAATACGGCCAAAGCTGATATAGAAGTAGAAGAAGTAGGAGAAGAGGCATTTGAAGGTGAGGATGTAGAGGTTTCGGATGAACTGCAGCCCATTGGTGAAGTGTTCCGTGGATCAGCTGTAGAATTTGGTAGTCGTAGAAGTGGATATGCCGAATTGGTAAAAACTGCAGGGACGAATTTCACGCCAGCAAACGCAGGTGGTGAAGTCGAATTAGCTGCTGACGCGCGGGAGTTCGGAGAGGCAGTTAACCAGCATTTTGTTATTTCCAGTCTTGTAAACAAAAACGCAATAAATTTAAGTCAGACAAAAGGAGAAGTTGAGTACACCGGAAGAGACTCAGGAACGACTCATACCGTTATTCTTCCTAAGAAAAACAAAACTGCTGGAACCATAAGTATAAATCCAGCAAAGGTAATAAAGCAGCTCAACTTTGAGTCATCTGCCAGGGATTATGATGGAAAGGAATCGGACGAAAGAGCTGAAGCACCCAAGCTTCAGCTTAAGAACATTAAAATTGCGGATTCTATACCGCAGGAATTAGCTCAGCAAATTGCAGATGCGATTAAAAGTGGCAAGAGGGTTAACATATTCTATGACCCTGCTAATCAAGGCAAGAACATAGACGTAATGTCTCAGGTGTTAGATCTCCTTGACTCTGATACTCAGTGGGAGACTACATTCGCAACTCACGCTGGTGGCTTTAATGCAAAATTAGTAAACGTCAGATTTCTTAAAAAGGGCACTGAACGTAGAGCACCTAATGCCGAAACTAAATTTGACATTTCAGATCAGCTAATCTCTCCTGTCAAAACAGATCCTAAAGCTGGTGCCCGCATACAGCCGGAACCAGAGGTTGAAACCGAGGCCCCTCCCGAGAAAACGGTAACTAGAAAACAAAAGCAAGAAGAAGTCGTAAAAGCAAAGTTTGGAGATGACCTTAAAGAGGTTGAGTTATCTAGTCTTGAGCTTCCAAAGTATTCACACAAAACAAAACTTGAAAACAGACTTACCGGCGAAGCTCAGAAAGTCCAGACTGTTACTTATTACGATAAAACTGGAAAAGAAATAACTGCTGACATATATCAAGATTTGGATAGCGATGGTAATAAGATCTACAAAGCTTACCGTGAGCCTAAAGGTGATGGGAAAACAAGCAAAACACTTGTTCGGGGTGACGAAAACGTAAGGACTATCGAAGAAGCTTACGATAAATTGTGGGACAACAAAGACGTTAAGAATTTCATAGGAATTAGTAAGCTTCAAAGCAAAGCTCCGACATTATTTAATTACAGGGATGATGCGCAGCGTCAAATAATTTACGATTTATCAGAAGCTGCAGTAAATGATTTGAATGAATTAATAAACTCTAAAATCTATTTTGGAGTGTTTGATAGTCTTGCTGGTATTAAAGGGACTAAGTACACAGCTCAGAACATCATGCGTTTGGTTAGGGAAGAAGTTGGGGATAAACCTGATTACGCCATTGTTTTGCTAGAGCAAATTAGGCAATACGTAGAATTCCAGAACAATGAACTGGAATCTATAGATGATACTTACCACACACTTTATGGAGATGACGCAACACCACCAACCTTATCTCAAATAAAGACACTAAAGGATAAGGGAGGAACGGTCAAGCTTGCTGGCACTGACAAGAGAACTACTGATACAGAGCAAATCCTTAATCAGGCTGGTCCTGAGCAGGCGGCTTGGATGGAAGCTGAGGGGCAAGCTCCAGGAAGGGCGTGGGGCAATCAGACAGATACTTATTTCACGCAAGTAGAGCTTAAAGAAAAGTTAGTTCAGTTAAGAAAAGACTGGATGGACCCTGAATATATCATCAGGGAATCTCAAGGTTTTTATAAGGACGTTGTTTCTTTTGATAAAGATGATGATGGCGTAATAAGACCTTACGTTCAAGGAGTCAGCGTTGAAGAGGAACTTTCAGATGTTCCTGAAGACCCTAACGCAGCCTTTCAAGAGGCTGCGACTGAGGAAGTCGAAAGCCAGCAAGAAAAGCAGTCTGGTCCAAAAGTAATTACGACATGGGATAAAGAACAGCTAGAGAACTCACTTAAAGCAGCAGCCGCATATGGCAACACTTACCTAGACATACTAGGCAGGGAAGAGTACGGTGCATTAACTAGTGATCAGAAATTTGATTCCACGTTAATGGATACAGCTAACGCTGTTGGTAACATTGGATGGCAAGAGGGCATTAGTGATGAAGGATCATTCGTTCTTCAATCTATTGAAGGTGTTGAGTTAGATACCACGGCCAGTAAAGGAAACCAGAAGAAAGAAGTAGTCATCAGTCTTGTTTGGAACAAGTTGTATGATCGCTACAGTATTGCTACTACATATGCTGATGGAACCCATTTCAATGCTTTTGTGGCTATTAGTATGGGGAGAGATGAATGGATAGAGAAGCAAGTCAAAGAAACTCAGGGTTATGACAGCATTGAGGAGCTGGTAAATGCAGCTCCTAGAGACCTTAAGATGTACCAAGATCAGCATCGAAGATACGTAGAAGAAGCCCGTAAAGTACTGTCAGACTCTCAGTTCCCCTCTGTTGTTCAAGCCCAGTACCCAGACCTGTTTAACAAGGACTTCATCAAGCAGGAAGAGGTTTTAGAAAAAGCTTGGAACGAACAGGAAATAGAGGAGTTCAATGAAGCTCTTGAGATCGTCGTAGACGACTTTATCGACGATGCTATCTTGGAGTCCAACGGCGATTCCAAGATTCTACGTGGGTTAATCAAGGAAGCGTTGTCTGATCACGAAGACACGTTAATGAATCTTGCCAACTCTAGCTACAAAATAGAAAACAAGGTTTTAAGAAAGTTTAACACGGAAGACGGTGTCGCATGGATTCTTGACAACTGGCACGGAGTCCTCAAGAGAGTTGTTGAAGCCAGGAAAGAAGAGCTTAAGAGACCTGAGAGCTTCCTTGCCGATGAAGAAGATAGGGAGGTGCAGGACTTAAAAGTAACAGCAAGCAATTTATATGCGGCAGTAGGGCGTGCTCAAGAAGAAGGCAATACAGAGCAAGCAGAAAAGCTTCTTGCTTCTTATGAAGAAGCTCAGGCTAAAGCTGAAGAGGCTGAACGAAAGTATAACGAGAAGTATGATCCAGAAGCAGGCATAGAAGAAACTCCAAAAGATAGAGCAGAACGACTGGATAAGCAACAAGCCGAGCTGGAGCAGCCGGAGCAGGCAGAACAGCAAAAGGAAGATCTTTCCTACCGTGAAGGTCTTTGGATGCCAAAGCCAGTTAGTCGCAAAGAACGGGTTCCCGCAAAATTAGAGTTTAGAAGTGAAGGTCAGCGTATTGCATTTGAAGATGGAGATCCCTACCACAACACTGTAAGGCAAGAGGGGAGCAATCCACCGGGCCTGCATTTTATTGCAGAATACGAAAACGGATTTATACTGCTGACAGAGAAGGACTATAACCGCAGGTATGGATGGTCTCATAGTTACAATAAAGCGGATCGCCATAGATTTGAAGGCGGGAAAGAGTATCTCGTTGATGCCGGAAATACACTTGCTGGGGTTGAAAGGAACTCCGAGACTGGTGAGTGGGTTGAGCCGGAAACGAATCTAGGGGAATTCCTTGGATTTGCTCCTGTTAGCGAAAGCAGGTATGGGAAAGCTGCAATACTTCATCGGACTGGTCCGTTTTTCTACAACGATAAATTAAATGAAAACAGTAAATTCAGTGCAACTGCTGAGAGATTGAAGCATGTCCAGAAGATCTACGAACTTCTTCCAATCGACATTACTGAAGGTGCTATGGGACAAGATGTTGTTACTGGAACTCTTTACAATGACATTATTCTCAGTGCAGATTCTGTAGCTGATTTAGTCTCGGAAGGTAAGTCTTGGCAGGAAGCTTTTGAAGAAGTTGTAGGAGAATCCGATAAGGTTGCAGCAGACATAAAGAAGTTTACTGGCTTGGAAGCTGGTGAATTGTTTAAGCAGATAATGGAGGGCCCTGATCCATCTAAGCCGCTAAAAACTGAGGGTGGTTTTGAGCTTGGTAGAGAAATGCGAGAGCAGAGGGCTCCTGACCCTATTGCAGACGTAGATCTTAACGACATGCCGGACACTTTTCAGCTTGAACAGGAAGTTGAGCGTCCCCCTCAGCCTGAGTTCGATAATACTGGCAAGGGCTCTGAGAAAAGAATGTTTGAAGGTATGGATGCTGATCCGAAACAAACGGATCTTGATTTTGAAGCAAGAATCACTGTTCCAGATAAATTAGCTAAACAAGTAATGGCAGAAGTTTCAAAGCTTACTGCCGCCGACATTCAGGAGGCGTTCCCTGGCTCGGTTGTTACTGAAACAGAATTTGGGTTTGAGATTAAGCTGGGTGATAATAGGGTACCGATTGTATTCCGAACAGCCGTGACCGTATCGGAAAAGGGTGCCCGCAATATTTGGAAAAACTCTTATAGCAAACTACCGGGATGGGAAGCTTATACAGAACAAGATTTCGTTGACTCTATGACAAGTGAAGGAAGTCAAGGGTTAATGATAATTCCGGTAGCCGGAACAAAAGACGTAGCGCCGATGGAGAGGCTGGGTATATTAGGCCTGATGCAAGTCAAAGCAGGGCAGAACAGAAGAGAGACCTTGAGTACTATCCGGCATGAGTTAGTGCATCTCGCCTTTGATACTGGCTTATGGACTGAGCAAGAAAAGGCAGCTTTGGTTCGGAGGTTTAGTGACCCTAACGCATCTCGGACTCAGCAATCAGAAGACATTGCTATTGCACTTGAATATTGGAAAGAACCCGGTGTGCTTCAGAAGTTTGCTGATTGGATAAACGAGATACTGCACAAGCTTACAGGGGGAACTTTAACTCTCAGCAACAGCGATGTGCAAAGATTGCTAACATCAGAAAGCGTTTGGCAAAGAGATCCGTCTACCAAGGTAAAACCTACGGATTGGGGTGAGCCTCAAATTGGCTCTGATATCTCTTTGTCTGCAGATCCTGAAAGAAGCCCTTACTTAGAGAAGAAGAAGGAGCTGAAGAAGGTTAAGCGTGCAATTGCTAGGGCGATCAAGAAGGGTGATGACGTAGAGGAGGAAAGACTTTTAGAGCAGCGTAAGCAGTTGATACTTGATCTTGAAGAGATTATCCGTGAGAACGCTCGCAATATCCCTGGAATGCGGCCAGAACAAATGGATATTGGAGAGTCTGTGCTTGAAGGTCTGGCTAAGGAATTTGACACTGAGTACGATGAGCTAGTTAAAGGCTGGTTGAAGCGTAAGTCAAAGTTTAACTTTGCAAAAGTAAGGCAAGTTAGTAGAGACACGTTTGCCAAAACTATTTCAGATGTCCCTAAGACATTATCTGCATTTATACTAGAGGCCTACGATGTCCCCGCTAAATCGGGGACAGCCAAAAGAAAGATTATGCGGAAGCTCAAAGAAGCAAAAATGGGCTTTATGAATTACCATAATCAGCAACGGGCTAGAAGCATGTCCAAGATGGACAAAGCTCGGAAAAAGCTTACGACAAAAGACTTAAATCCAATTCTCAAAGAATATTTCTTTAAGTACCTGACTGGAACCAAAGGTTTGCAGGGGGGACTGAGTATTGGTGACGCACTGAAGAAATACATACCCGACAGTAGTAAGAGGGAAAGTATTGTAGAAGCTCTTCGGGAATACGAAGAAGCACTCAACGAAGCAAGAGAGCATATAGACGCTCTTTCTGAAGAAGGCATCAACATCGGCTTGTTCCAGAGACCTGGGGAAGATCTCAATTTACTGGAAATTACGATTGATGAGAACTTAGGGTATTACGTCAATAGATCGTATGCGTTGTTTGAAACTCCAGCTAAGTACCACGATTTTCTACAAAACACTACTGAAGGAAAAGCGTTGGTCAAGCGAGCTGCTGCAAAGGTACACGAGCAGAACCAAGGTGAAGACCGTGTCAAAGCTGAGATAGCGGCAATCAGAGAGCTGTTCAAGAAGGATGGGCTGTTCTACGAAGAAGGCAAAAAGAAACGTAAGGAAATAAGAGCTGATATAGCTGCTGTAATAAAGGGGTTAGATAAACTGCCTGATGGCCGAAGGATTAGTGCTGAGCGTGCTGCCGAAATAAAGGAGAAAATGAATTCCGATGCCTTTAAGGAGGATGGGCCCAAGTACAAGAGCATTGTTACGCAGGAAATGTCTAGGTACAAGACAAGCATGATGATGACACCCAATGGACAGAAGGAAGTTGAAAACCAATTGGGTGACATGGACTTAGCTACTGAACAAGAAGCTCTTGATGAAGTAAACAGAATTATTGAAGGGCACTACAATTCTGCAATGGGTAGCGTATCGGGTGCCGAGCAGGATCTTGGAGTCTTGCAAGAAAGAAAGAAGATCAATAAAGAGTTCCTTGAACTGTTTGGTGAAGTGCGAGATGCTCCTGCGAGTTACGCAATCACAACTGGCAAGTTAGCTCAAATGATAAGCATTAACTCGTTACAGAAATCAATTGTAAAGAGTGGCATTTTTGGAGGTCAGTTACGCACTCCCGAGCAGGGGAGTGCACCTAATATCACTACGGAGTTACTTGGTCCTCAATGGGGAGCTCTTGAAGGGTACTGGGTTCACAAAGACGCCATGAAGGCCATCAATGAGATCAGTGGGCGTGGTGGTAAAATTGGTGAGCTGATGCGAGGCGATGGTCCTGTTGGGTATATACTCACGGGAATGGTCGCAATGAGTAACGCTGCCCGTATGAACAAGACTGTTCTTTCAGCCAAGACGGTTAGCCGGAACATGACCGAGGCTTTGATCCAAGGGTTTATCAATGGTTCCTTTAGTCTCGGTAGGCTGTCACAGTCGTATGCCACCGCTAGTTATATAGCTGGCGAAAAGAACCCTGCCTTGAAGTGGGGGATGAACCCTACCGTGGCAACACTAGACAAATTACTCCAATTCAACAAAGACTACAAAGTAGATGAGGAGCTATCTGAATTCTTAGTAAAGTCTGGAGTGGTTGGTAATGACGACTGGAGAGTTGTCGAAGAACAGATTCAAATGACACTGGATCAGTTTAGCGATGTGAACAGTTTAATACCAGATGGCGTTGCCAAGGAGCAAGACGACCGTAAAATACTTGAGAAGTTTAGCGACTTCCTCAAGTCAAACAGGGGAGATCCTTCTGTTCCCAACGCAACGAGACGAGAGCGTGCTAGACGTAAGTTTAATGAATTGATCGGCTACATTACTAACAACAAGCTAGTCAAAGACCAGGGATCTATGTACCGCATCCCTGATGACGTACTAAAGGTTAATACGTTTCTTACGGAAGTCTCTATCCTGACACGTGCTTACGCTGGCACTAAAACTAAAATGCAGATATGGGAAGAAGCTGGTGAAAGAACTAAGAGGACCACTCCAACTGCAACGAGAGTACCAAAGTTAGTAAAAGGTTTAAGTGCTGTACCTTTGTTTGGTAACTTCCCTGTCTGGACGACTAGTTTTATCCAATCGACCGTAGGTGCTTACCAAATTGCTTATGAAGACATCAAAAGCGGCAATCAGGTTTTGAGGAGAAGCGGTCAGATGAGGCTGGCAAGAATTAGT